CCAGCGCGCCATCAGGGCCGGGTCGGAAAACACCAGCACCTTGATCCCAAAGTTTGCGGCGCGCCGTGCGGCGGCGGCCGCTTGCGCGTAGTTGGCGGGACTTACCAGCTCAGCAACGCTCTCTATCTCTATCTCTATCTCTCTCTCTCTCTCTCTCTCTCTCTCTCGCAATAAACGGGCCACTATTTCCCCCTGTGGTTACCTTTTTTTTGAGTGTCATCAACTATTGAAATCAATGTCCAGCGTGTAAACGCCTAACGAGGGAAAACACCTACAAAAAAAATTGACCGCGCGTACCACATCTGTTGTTTGTCCTACCCACAGTTGTGATAGAGTTCTCTCCATGCGCTGCACGGTTGTGGCGCCAGGAGAGACAGATGGACGCAGCCTTCAGATCCGCCCAGTCAATCTGGGACCACATGGCCCCGCCGGAGCACGACGACGAGCCGACGCAGTCGGAATTGTCTGAGGCCACAGACGAATTTCTGATCGACACCTGGGCCACTTCTGACTGGCTCAACCAGAACCTCAAGCAGCCCGAGCTGAGCACCACCGACATCCGCGAGTGGGCCTGGGCGCACACACCCGATCAGATCGACGTCTTCGACGCCACGCTCGACCAGTTGTGGGCGCTGATGATGAGCGGCACCCAGCACCAGTGCTTGGCTGCGCGCGACGAACTGCGCGACCGCATGACCAAAGCCTGCCGCGACCAGATCGAGGCCCGCGTGCCCACCATCCGCGCCAGCAATGTGCAGGCCGCCCGCGAGTACGCCGCCGAACTGCAAGCGGAGGCCGCATGAGCTTCCTGCGCATTCACGCCGACGAGGCCCGCATCTGCGCCAGTGGCCCGCACCTGGGCCGCCAGCGCAGCGTTGAGCTCGAGCTGGACCTGAGCGAGACGCAGTGGATGGACGCCCTGTCGTTCATGCTCAGCCAGACCAGCGACGACAAGCTGCTCAACCTGCTGCGCGCCGAGTACTCCGACCTGCTGGAGGCCGCATGAACACCACCACGCGCAAGTTCCCGAGGACGCTGCAGGAAGCGTTCCCGCAAGACCGCCAGTGGGCGTATTCGTTGGAGCGCACCAGCCGGCGCATGGACGCCGTGGGCAGCGTGCTGCTGGCCTGCGCCATCGGACTGGGCCTGGCCCTGGCGCTGGTGCACTGGTGGAGCGCGTGATGGCAGTCAACATCAAGCCAGAAGGCTGGGAGTGCCACGGGCCCTGCCACCAGGGCCGCGCCAAGTGCCCAACGCCGCATGCCTGCGAGCGTCCAGACGACGACGGGGGCACGTTTCGCCTGCTGGGCCAGGCGTTCCTTGCCGTGATCCTTGCCGCGCTGGTGGTCGTTTGCCTGGGGGTGCTGCTGTGACAAGGCTGCAGGAATTCCTCGGCGTCTATCGCCTGTACCGACTCGGCGGCAACACCCGACGCTATTCGCTGCGCATCGCCTACGGCTGCGCGTTCAAGAACCTGCCTTTTTGAGGAGACCACGATGAGCAACAAAGCCCTGTGGCAGCGCGCCTATGTCACCGACCCGCGCGCCGTCAAGGAGATCACCGGCAAGCAGTACCGGGGCAACAGTCCCAAGCCGTACTGGATCGTCGAGCGCCTGACCGACGAGTTCGGACCCTGCGGCATCGGCTGGGGCTTCACCATCTTGAACGAGCGTTTTGAGCGCTTCAGCGAGACCGACAGCTTGCACGTTGCATCGGTGCGCTTCTGGTACGTGCTGGACGGCGTGCGCGGCGAGCTGGAACAGATCGGCCAGACCAAGGCCAGCTACACCACCAGCAAGGGCAGCTTCATGCTGGACGAGGACGCGCCCAAGAAGAGCGTGACTGACGCGCTGGTCAAGTGCGCCAGCTACCTGGGCTTTGCCGGTGACATCTTCAGCGGCCGCTGGGACGACAGCAAGTACGTGGCCGAAGCCGCCAAGGAGTGGCGCAAGCGTGATGACGACGCCAAGGGCAACAAAGCCGAGGTCAAGCCCATCAACGCGGGCGTGATCAGCGCCACCGACGGCGCCGCTGACGCCCTGCAGGAGCAGGAGCGCAACGAGATGACCGAGGTGGCGTTGCACATGATCGATTGCCACCGCAACGAGCGCGACCTGGATGCCATCCGCATCTGGTACGACCCCGCCACCTTTGAGAGCAACGAGCAGCGCGTGTTTGTGTGGTCGCTGCTCAAGACCGAATCCAAGCTCCGTGCCTTGATCAAGGCCAACCAACCAGAGAAAGAAGCAGCATGAAGATCACCACCAAGTGGTTTGGCGACCAGTTCAACGTCGGCCTGGCCAACGGCGACAAGCCCGAGTTCCTGTCCATCAAGGGCTGCCGCATCAAGAGCGGCGAGAAGGGTGAGTTCATCTCCTGGCCCGCCCAGAAGAAGGACGACGGCACCTACTGGCGCCACGCTTGGGGCTCAGATGAGTTCCAGGCCGCCGTGATCCGCGAGGCCAAGAAGAGCCAGCCGCAGGACACCAAGCCGGCGCGGCAGAAGGATGAGGCGTGGCAGGCCCGCGCCCCGGCCCGCCAAGCCGCGCCCGAGGATGAGGACGTCCCTTTCTGAGGTGCACCATGAACATCACGCTGTACCACGCCGCTGAGCTAGCCAAGCTGGAGCGCTTCGTCGACCCAGACACGGGCGAGATCAACACCGAGGGGTTTGAGCAAGCGGTGACCGTGCTGGCCGACAAGCAACGGGCCGTGGTGGCCTATTGCAAGAACCAGGAGGCGCTCACCGCCATGCTCAAGGCTGCCGAGGCTGACCTGGCGGCCAAGCGCAAGAGCGCCGAGAACCGCATCGCCAGCCTGAAGGCGTACCTCATGGTCAACATGCGGGCCAGCGGCACCGAGGAGATCAAGGCCGCCGACGGCACCTTCAGCGCCAAGCTGTACCCCGACCGCGATGAGTCCGTGGTGCTCGAGGAGGGCGCTCAGTTCCCTGCCGAGCTGTGCGCCAAGCCCAAGCCGCCGGAGCCGTCCAAAACGCTGATCAAGGAGGCCATCCTGCGCGGAGAGCCTGTCGAAGGCGCCCACATCGTGCGCAGAGACCGCCTACAGATCAAGTAGCCATGCACAACCGCATCAACCCGCGCGAGCGCGCCCACCTGGCGCGCGTGAAAGCCTTGGCGTGCAGCGTGTGCCAGGCCCCGCCACCGAGCGAGGCGCACCACATCAAGCAGGGCCTGCAGTTCACCGCGGTGGCCCTGTGCGAGAGCTGCCACCGCGGCCCCGTGATGGGCTGGCACGGCCAGAAGCGGGCCTGGGCGGTGCGCAAGCTGGATGAGCTCGACGCGCTGAACGAAACCATCAAGGCACTGGCATGACTGACCGCGAACTGCTGGAGGCCGCTGCGAAGGCGGCTGAGATTGGGAGGAGCATGTAATGGACCCGCTGTATCTCATCTTCTTAGCGCTGTGCTTTATCGCAGGCATATTGCTGGGGAAAGGAAAATGAAATGACCCGCCAATCCAATATGAAGTACGAAGGCCAAGGTTTAACGTGGTTCTTCCGCGTCGTGTGGGTGCTCTCCGCCATCGGCGCGGTGTCGCTGGGTGGCTTGAGTCTGTATGTGCTGTGGAGGGTGTTTGCATGACTGACACAAGCGGACCGGCATTCCCGTTGTTGAAGCACTACGTCAACGGGCACATTGAGCAAGTTGCCGAAGGCATGACCCTGCGCGACTACTTTGCGGCTCAGGCGATGCCGCTGGCACTTGCGGAGTACCGCATGGTCACACATTGCATGAAGCACGCTATGGGCGAAGACTGGGGAATCCCTTACGGTCTGTCGTCGGTTGCAAGCAAAGCCTACGAATTGGCTGACGCGATGCTGGCAGCCAGGGGCCAGCAATGACCCACACCACCACCCTGCACAACCCGCAGGAAGCCCACGTCACGCTGCAGCGCCTGTGGGGCTGGCTCAAGCCCCGCTTGCTGCAGGGCCAGCGCATCACGCTGTCTGTTGAAGAGGAGCGGCGCAACAACAGCCAGAACGCGCTGCTGCACGCCACGCTGGCTGACATCGCCAGCCGGCGCGAGTGGGCCGGCAGGAAATGGGAGGCCGAGGTCTGGAAGCGCCTGCTCACGGCCGCGTGGATGCGCACCCGCGGCGAGCAGCTGGTGGTGGTGCCCGCCCTGGACGGCCACGGTGTGGATGTGGTGTTCCAGCGCACCAGCCGGCTGAGCAAGGCCGAGATGGCCGAGCTGATCGACTTCATCCAGGCCTGGGAGGCGCAGCAATGACCGAAACCCTGACCTGGACCCCCGCGGCCAACAAGCCCGACGCGGACATCAGCGTGCTGTGCTGGCGCGACACCCGGGAGTGGTTCTCGGGCTGGTGGGACGACGAAGCCGGCGCGTGGTTTGACGCAGCCACGGGCGGCATCGTCGATGGCGTGACGCACTGGGCAGATGTGCGGGGGCCGCAATGAACCCCTACCGCGCCCAAGACCTTGCCCGCTGCGCCGGCAACCCCTGGGTGGTCGAGGATCAAAGGTGCCCGTCGCGGGTGGAGGTGAAGCAATGAGTGACCTGAGAGACGCTGCGCGTCAGGCGCTGGAGGCGTGGGAGTACATCAACAAATACGGCTTTGTTTTGGCCGACTATGAAGGCCCGATGGAGCAAGCCATCATCGCCCTCAAGGCCACGCTGGAGCAGAAGCCAAAGTTCACCCTGTCCTGTGGATGCCCGTCGCAATACGGCGGTGTCCCTGCGTACTGGAACAGAGATGGCAGTACGGCATTCGGCATGATCTGTGAGAAGCATTGGCATGAGTACGGTGCAAGGAGTGAAGCATGACTGACCTGAGAACCGCCGCCCAGCAGTTTGTGACCGACTACGAGAACGGCGACCTGGGAGACCTGAAGCACTACGCACGCGCCCTCCGCGCCGCGCTGGAGCAGCCGGAGCAGGAGCCGGAGCAGGAGCCGGTGGCGAACAACCCAGACCCCTATCACCTGTCGCGCATCCTGCACGAACTTGCAGGGTCGGCGTCGATGTGTTGGGCACACGTTGATCGTGCCGGTGTATTCCAATCAACGCAGGCGGCAGACGTTGTAGCTGCGGCTCTTGCTGAGATTCGGCAGCGCATGAAAGACGCCCCGCCCCGCCGCGAGTGGCGAGGGCTGACGGAGGAGGAGTTCGGGTACATCTACGTGCGCTCTGCCACGCATGAAGAGTTCGCCCGCGCCATCGAGGCCGCGCTGAAGGGGCGTAACGCATGAACATCACCACACTCGAGTCGCAGATCGCCGAGCTGCAGCGCCAGGCCGAGGCGCTGCGCACCACCACGGACGACCCGCGGCTGCCCGCCGCCTGGCGCAAGCTGGTCAAGGGCCAGGGCTGGTATCGGTATTTGGAGCTGCCGCCCGCTCAGCACGAGCTGGCCCTCATCGACGGCTGGGAGCCCCTGCACCTGCGCCAGCACCGCATGGCCGACCACCAAGCCCGCGCCCTGGCCCGCGACCACAAGGGTGTGGCGCTGGTGCGGGCCACCGAACAACACCACGGGATCCACTGACATGAGCCTGATGACGCAAGCCTGGCTGCTGGACAAGTACGGCCCGCGGCTGAACGTAGACGACCTGGCCGAGGTGATGGGCATGGCCCGCGCGACGATCAACAACGAGATCAGCGACAGCAGCTTTCCCGTGCCGACGTACCGCGCCCACGGCAAGCGCTGGGCGGACTACCGGGATGTGGATGCGTATCTGGACCGCTGCCGCGAGGCGGTGGCTTCGGCCTAGCGGTGCAGATCCTCGGGCTTGAGCTGCGTGTAGCGCTTGAGCATGTTCCAGATC